TTCTTTGCCACCCCAAGGCCGACAATCATCAACCCATCAGGAGACGGGTAGGCGACCGCATACCCCATATCCACAATCCCGCGCTTGCTCACGCACGACTGCCGGATCTCCATGCGCTCAAGACTCAGCGAGTCAGGGGAGTTTCCCGACACGATGTATGGGAATGCCGTGGTAGTGACCAGGACAGACGCCCCGAATATCCCAAGGCCGACAATAGGGTAATCGACCTTGAACTTGTACGACTCAGGGTAGGCGTGTGGCTGGTATGCAACCGAGACACATAAATCCATGTCTGATGCGCCGACCATGAAACCGCCCGGGTGCAGCTTGAGGCTGTGCATGTCGGTTGGTGGCGGATCGTAATCAATCGAAGACAAGGCCTCGGCCTCACCGACAACCAGCGCGGAAATAGAATCGCTATACGACAGAGTTGCGGCAGATACCTGCGCGACAAACCTGTATTCTGTGCTGCCGGCAGATCCGGAGTTCACCGTCCGATAAATTCTTTTGTAGATAAAATTGTAGTTCCCCGCAGGGACGGCAGGGATGGTCAACGTCACGCTCTGTTGCGGCTCAACGGTGAGTATCGCGCTGGCCGGAGACGGCGGGCCTTCCATCTCTATCGTGCCCACCCCGGCCACATGCGTAAAAACGTATGCCCGGTCTTCCGCCTGGGTTGTGTCAACAGACGCCCCCACGACCACACCGCTTGGCGCTGAGACTGGAGCAGGAACCCCAAGGTTGTATGAGCCGGTGGGGTAATCCGTCCCTCCTCCCTGGATCGCTATTGACGAATCGGTTACTTTCGGAACGCCATCTCCGGTGAAATATGTTGTCTCTGCGGCATCTCCGGCGATTGGCCCGCGCAGACAATCAACATCCGTCAGCCAGTGAAACCAATATGCCCCGCCGAATTTATGGATTGCCTTCTTAGTTCCAACCTTGCTCGGGGTAGCCACAAAGGTTGTCCCTCGCAACGGCCTGATTGAGCCAGTTGACAAAACGCAGTTGTGTGCCGTTTGCGCAGCATTGTCCGGAAGCAGATGCGGCTCCAGGATCGGGATGACCCCCCTGAACGCCTCTGACTTAACTCGCATCGGCGGCGTCCTTTCTTTTGTTCTGCTTCTCCGCCATAACCTTTCCGCCCAATGCCCTGACAACCGAGGCATAATATTGCGCGGCGACCCCAGAGTTCGCGTATTCTGCTTCTTTGGAGAATGCCCGGAACAGCACATAGTCCATCAAGACATTCTCGTAGATGTCGGCCAGGGTAATCGCCCCGGCAAGCAAAACATCGGCTGGTGTTCCAGGGTATGCGATCTCTACATAGCCAGGAGTGGCAGGCTGCGGTGGGTAGAGGTAGAACACGGACGGATTCCTGATATCGAAAACAGAATACAGGGCCACCGCATCAGCCGTTGACGAATGCCAATCCGGGTCTTGATCATCAAGGATCTCTCTGGTGATTGGCCGGATTGCCTTTCCCGGGGTTGTCCCCGCTGCCCCCATGTTCCGGACCACATCAATCAGGAACCCGAAAGGAACAGTCTGCTTGGTCCCGGCTACCATCTGGACGGCAGCAGTAACGACATAGGCATCAGGCTTTAAAAGCACCACTTCCCGCTGCCCGGCATTCAGCCATGACAGAAGTTCGTCGTCGCTCCATCTGACTTTTGCCGCGTCCTGGAGAACAATGCGGGCTTTCCCGATGATGGCAGATGCAAGAATGGTCCCCATTGATCACCTCAAAGACATAATTTGTTTCGGCGCGGGGTGATTGTCCTGGAAGCGATTACCCCGTCAACCATCTCCCCTATGCTCTCTCGCATCGAGCCGATTACCGCCCCCACACTCCCGGCGCCAGATATCACCACCACCGCATCCGCGAGCACGGCGTCAAACAAGCCACTCCACGGGATAGTGCTGGCCAACGTCAGGGCCGCAGGGTGTGAGTAATACCAGCCGTCAAGGGTATAGGTAACGGCTGGGGCCGGTAGTATTTGCAACGACAATGCCCCGGCCATCTTGAAATAAACGGGGTCTCCGGTGATATCCTGGTCGGCTCCGAACGGCATCTCTACCAGCTTGGTCCTGACCCCTGCGGCATCGAGCAGAGAAAGTTCGTTCGTCGCCAGCCCACGGAAGTCAGCCGGGAGAGCGGTAATCTCCCCGGTTACGGAGACCGCTGAAAACTGCGCACGGGCAATCTCCGATCTCATCCGGTGCAGCCGCTCGAAAAAGATGCCAACGGCGGTGTTGAGCGCATCAACGAACGATACTCCTGCCCCTTGCGGCACCTTGGCCATCCGGGGCAGGACTCTCTTGAGCATCTCAGCGCCGGTCATTACGACATCCCGTACTGATCAATGAGCCCGATGACTTTGGCCCTGGCATTATCCTCACCGATATTCGGGTGCAGATTGGTCTTGAAATGGGTTTTGGCAAAAACTACCAGCGCGTCCTTGTTCATGGTGGCAACGAGGTCGCGGATTTCCTGGGTGTCTTCCTCCGTCTCGACCTTCTCGGGGCTGACTACCTTTTCGATTTCGGCAACATCGCCAAGCTCCGCCGCGATAACGGCGGACAAACTCGCGCCAAGGCCCTCTACCGTCTCCTGGTCAAGAGTTCCTTCGGCAAATACCCGGTCAAGAAATGCGATCTTGACCCGCTCCAGAGCAGACTTGACCTTCTCCCCGGCTGTGCTGACCACCTCCACTTCCGCGCCTACCACATCGCAATCCGGCTGATATTGATCGGGGTGGGTAAACATCTTCATCGCCGCATCTGCTGGGACATCCTTGGTCTGCCCCTTCTCCCATGCCCCGGTTCCGTACAGGCCGTCTTTGTAGGTTGGCCGTGGTCCTATATATTTCACAAGCATTCGTGGTCCTCCGAAAATCCCCGCCCGCCTATTCAACGGGAGGGGATTTCAAATATTGGTTGGTTGAAATTTACGGATTGCCGGTGAGAATGCCTTCGATAATGAAATCGACCCGTCCCGCCTCGGCCTGGGTAGCAGTGTTATTCACTGCCACGAGATACGCAGCCTTCGGCAAGGTCACAGGGGTAACGGCCAGGTTATTGGCCCTGGTGCGGCCCTGCGCATTGATGGCCAGTGCGGCGTAAAAGTAATCCGCATCCTGGGGGACATTGGCATCGTCAACCCCGTCCACATACTCGAACCCGAGGGTAAGGGTAGAGGTTGCGGTAAACGCATCCGAGACAATCCCGAGACAGTCCATAATGGTCATGCCAGCCGGAAGCACCCCGAGTTTCACCTTGTCGGTTGCGGCCAATGCCACCGTGGCGTTGCTGTCCGATACGACGCCAGCGGCGGTGGTTTCCAGTTTGAACCGCAACCGGCTTGCGTTGCCCTGCGGCCCCCCGTAAGTGCGGGCTGAATCAATGTATTTCTTAGCGTAAGTTGCCATGTTCTTTGTTCTCCTCAGAAATTAAGAGGAAGACGCCCATATCTCAGGGCGTCGCCTCAGTTGTTATTTACACACCGGCGATTTTAACGGCGGTGTCGATTGCCATAGCGCCGAAGTCGGTGTACTGCTTCTCCGTGCCGTGGTCGATCAGGAAGCGGATCTTGCTGATGCCGTGGATCATGCCGATCAGCACTTCCAGCTTGTCGCCGTGATCCAGTTCTTTTTCGGACCAGAAGTACGGATTGCCGGTCTGCCGCGCCTTGCCGTATGCCTCTGCCAATGCCTGTCCACCGAGCAGGATTGCCCGGTCTACGGCGTGGGTGGTAGAGAATGCGGCAGGGACCAGATCGGTGGCGGTCTCCGTCTCGGAGGTTGTCGAAGCGCACCACCGCAGCGAGTTGCCCGCGAAGAACCGAATGGGCTTCGGCATCTTCACAATCAAGATCCCGTTCCACAGACCGGCCTCGCCCATAAACAGCGGGTTGTTCTTGGCCATCTGTGCCCGAGCCATGGCGTTTGACTGGAAGGTTCGGAAGTTGGTGGACTGAACCAGACTGGTGTACTGCTCGCTCGAACAGAGCAATACCCGCATCGGTGAATCCTGCGCCATCTGGTCATCCTTGAACCGCACCGGGGGAGGAGGCAGAGGCATCCCGTCCAGGACAGTTCTCAGCGAGTCCACCAGATCAATGTTCATCACATCGGTGGTGGCGATGGTGATCTCATTGCCGGACGCCTTGATCCCCTCAATGCCGGTGCCGGTGGACATGAAGTGCCGGTTTTTGGTGGGCGCCTTGATGGTATTGACGCAAATATCCGCGAAATCAGCGTCAGACGCCAGAGGAACAGCCCATTCGATGTCACTGGCAAACCCACGGGCACCGGCCATGTGTACCATGGCAAGCTGATCGCTCAACCGGGTCATGTAGTTCTGGCCCAACGCCCGGGCGAGGCCGCGCAACTGGTGCGGAGTCCGCTGTTGAGTCATAGAGCCGCCCGCAGAAATGGGCTTCCTGCTCTGGTTGATCCGCAGCTTATCCTGGGAAAAGTTCATCGTGTCGCCCAGGCCCTCGGCGTACTTCTCGCCCATGATGGGCTTGCCTCCGATGGGGTTGATGAGGTCAAAGTCAACCTCGTCGCCCGCCTTCTTGGTCAGGTCCATGCAACGGACGATGGGCATCTCGTTGGCTGACTGAAAGCGAAGGTTCGCTTCTGCATCGGCCTGAGTCGGCAAAGTGCCGGTCAGCCGGTTAATGGTAGTGGGGCGCTGCATGTTTGCAGCGAAAAGCCCGGCAGACTGGATTTTTACCGCCTGCGGGGAATTGTAAGGAATGCTCGTCTCACCCATGTTCTTTCTCCTGATTTTTGGCCAAAAAAAAGCCCAGCGAAGAGCGTCATGCTCTCTGCTGGGCTTCGGGGTATCCGGTGAACGGACCCCTAAGTGACCGGGTTATTTAGTTGTGGTACTTCTCGGTGTTACTTCTCGCCTTAAATAAGGCGGCTCATTTTCTCCTCAATCTTGTCTGGCGACATACTGTTGAACCGGGCCATTAAAGCCAACGGGCTCATATCTGCCATGGCCTCGGTCTCGTCGTGGTGAACGGCTGCACCTCCTGGGGCATCGGACAGGCTTGCAGGCACCACATCGGGCACTCCCTTAAGCTTTTCCTCTGCCATCTTCGCAAGAGCTGCAGCATCAGGGCCTTTACCGTCAGCGGGTTTCTCCGCCGGATGAGCCCTGCGAAACTCGTCCAGCACCTCAACCACTTCCTCGGCAGTGCCTTTTGAAAGCACCGCGTCGTACTGGCTGCGGATAAATGCCGGCTTTGAGTCGATCCACCCACGCAGCGTATCACTGGCGCCGACCTCTTGATAATCGGGATGTGTTTCAGCGATAGTCGCAAAGTGCGCGTCCCTCGCCTCGTCTTCCTCTTTATCTTTGATCGGCTGGAGATCCTTGCTCACCTCTGCCTTGAAGGCATCGACTTGCCTCTTGATTTCTCCGGACATCATTTTCTCAAGAAATGGCCGCATGTCCTCCATTAATTCTGGGTACTCTCCAGAATATTCGGCCATGACATCCTCTTGAGCCTTCGTCCCCCCGGTCTCAGCGTCAAGTTCCTTGGCTGCTTTTAGGTCTTCAATCAGCCGCGCCTGATCCTGCGCTGTCTGCTCCAACCTTGCCGCCTTGTCCCGTGCTGCCTCAAGTTCGGAAAACGGGATAACATGAACCCCGTCCTTTGCCTGGACAACCTGATCAACCTTCGCTGGCTCTTCGACTTTCGCGGGCTCGGAATCTTTCTTCGCGTCGGCAAGGTCGGGCGAGGCCTCGCTTTTGATTTCGCCCTGCGGAGTACCGCCAAACATAAACGCATTCTGATCCGCATCGCTCAAGGCGTCGAACTCTTCCGGGTGCGCCATGAAATACTCTGCGTCCTTTACTGCTACTTCTTCAGTGCTCATGTTATCTCCTTGCACTTATCGCCGTGCCGCGAGTAGGAGTGTGAAAGGGGAGCTTTCCCCCGGATTAAATAAACCGCCCCACGCCTTCGGGCAGGCCGAAGGTAAACGTGAAAGTTGTCGGCATCATCGGGAACAAGCTCGTTTCCAGACTGTTGTAGTTAGGAACTCTCACCGTCACATGGCCAGTGGCATCAGGTGGTGTGTTGGTGCCAAGGATATTCTCCACCTGGGTTGCCTCCGGGTCGCATGGAATCGGTGTTGGGAAAGTCTCTGTCCCGCTGTATGCGTTGAGGGCTTGCACTTCGGTAGCTGCTGCTTTGAGGGCAGGCAGCCAGTCAACCACGTCCACGGTCGTCACCGTTTCAATGCCTCCTGAATCTACGGTGGTCACATCCATTGTGCCTGTCACGACGGCGAGATCTTTTCGTAATTTGATTATAAGCTCTGTCATTACTCCCTCTTTTCGATTCTGAAATTTTTGATTGTTGCAAACGCTTGGTTAAGACTGTTCAGCGAACCAATCTCAAGATTCGCTCCAAACACAGGCGCAACTGTCGTGCTTCCGTCTGCTCCTGCCGTGCCGGTGCTTGCCTTGATATACATCTTGTTATTTGCATAAATATAGGCATCAACTCGGTATGTCGTCCCAACGACAGGAGAGATGTTCCACGCCGTAGACTCAGTGACACCTGCAACTTTCTTGTTGATTGCAATCGCGGATGAGCCGTTGAATGAGATGTTGACTTCGTTGTTTGCGTCAAGGTAACTCCCGAATAGATACCTCGTGACACCAGTAGCCAACCCCAGCGGAGTCCAATCAAACTGAATATGGCGAACTCCGCTTGTGGGCATGTTACTTGCGGTCGGCAAAGAGTTCACCGTCGCGGCTCTGGTCGCCGTCGCCCCGTTCGTGGGCATCTCGCTGGTGGCGTAGGGGAGTTCTTCGAGTTGGGGAACAGCGAAGATAACTCTTGAGGAAGCTGCTGCGGTTATGCGTAGGAGTCTCCCAGCTACAGCGGTGAAGTTCTCTACCTTGAACCGACTCAATGATGACCCACTAATTGCGACACTGTTCGCCCCGGCGTTATCCGACATAACCGCTGACCCAGAAACAATCCTAGCATAGCAGCTCATCGAGGTGGTTACCGCCGACATTGCTCCTGCCATATCTACGTTCCCGGCTCCACCCACTCCGGTTACAAGGTCGTAGAATTTATAGCCACCCGCGAGCCTGCCCAACCCTGCCGCATCAATAGCCGCCTGATCCGTCACGATGGAAAGGACTGCTGCGGTGTCCCCTGAAAGCGTCATGCCGGGGATTGGGTTCTGGAATGTGGTGCCGTCGTGGTATGCTTTTGCTCCAGGGCCGAGACCTGACACAGCCGCTCCGGTGACGGAGTTGGTGCCACATATTTCTTTTATCGACCAGCTATCGACCTCCCAAACATAATCACCAGAAGCAGTTTGTCTTTTTATTCCACAGTCTGTTCCTGTAGTAAGTGGGACAAAATCAAATACTTGTGAACTTCCAGAAGCAGATATAGTAGGGGCCGCTAATATATTGTTGCCTGCTGAATTACAAAGAGTGAGATTTCCTGTGCCCGAAATCCTTGTTGCTGAAATTGTCAGACGATATACTTTTCCTGCGGTTAAATCACCTAGCTGGTAAAGATACGCCATTGAGCCTGCTGTTATGGTGAGTGTCGCTTTCCCTCCATCTATGGTGGTGTTTAATTTTGTGTAGCCTGTATCAGTATCAAACCCTCCATTCGTAACCAATTCACTCCCCAACTGATCCGCACCAGGCACACTGTAGCAAGTGCATTTATTGGTGGAGAGGGGTTCGCTGAGATACCCTTTCGCCGTGGTGATTGGGGTGCGAGTACCTGAATCGGTGACGACACCGTTGCCGTCCACTGTATGGGGATTGAGGTAGTCAAAATACTGTGATGCCGAGGTGGATGTGGTCGGTACGTACTCTCCTGGGTTCTGGTTCGACTGGCCAGTTACGTCTTCGAGTTGTGCGTTTGTTACCGACCCTGATACCGTTGAAGTAAGAGTTCCAGGGGTGAGGGTTATCAGCTTTGACACCCGAACACTTGCCCCTTGGCCTACAAGGGAACCTGTGTAGGCCCCGGTGAAGGTTATCGTCCCTGTACCGTAGAACGAAACCCTGTATGTGCCACCAGCAGTTGTAACACCTTGGGTAACGAGGGTGGCGGAATTGAGGTAAAAGTTTCTAACCTTCCTCGTGCCAGTAAACACCGGCTTATCGTTGTTGATCTGCCGAACCAGCACGTTCTCGAAATCACGTAGGTATTGGCCGGAAGCACGGGTGAGTGCGGGTTCCCCGATTTTCTTCCCTGCGGAGATGCTGGTGACCAGGGGGAGATAGCACGCCGTCATGCTTTTTTTCCCGCCAATCCCAACCCCTATGCCGATACCGTTCATCTTCCGTCCCCTAGTACAGTGCCACAATGTTTGTCGCAGTGGTCCCGGTTGCCAGAACCCGCTTGACGACATACGGCCAGTCTCCGGCCACCCTGTTTTTCAGCGTGACAGGCGTGGTGTCATCCAGGAGGATAACGCAGATATCTCCGTCAACTCCGACGCACAGCCCGCCCGTGGATGGAGATGCCAAATCAACTGTGTCGCTCGGAACCACAGCCACGCCTCTGGTCGCCATATTGTTTTTCATACTTGTCCTCCAAGATTATCCCCGAACCCCGGGGTGTTCATTCCTTGATTTGCCCCGACGTTCGGTGATTCCGGTTGCAAGCCATATCCCGGGAGAACTTCCGGGCCAGGGTCAACCATGTCGATCCCCTGCGCCGCTCCCCCATTTTGTGCTGCCATTCCTAAAACATCGTCGCCAATCGGAGCAATGTGCGGATTCTCTGCGATGATCGCCCCTGCCTGCATGGCCGCGAAGGCTGTCTCTACACCCTTCTTGATCGCTTCCTTGATCTTTACTTCGATGTCGGCTCCGGCCAACCGCTCCTTGATGTCAAGCTCGCGGTCCTTCTGCTCGGCAAACTTTTCAATCAGGGCCTTTTGCACCGCATCGGCAATCATCTTGTCGATGTCTTCCTGTGTAGGCTGGGCGCTGGCCTTCTTCACCGCCTCCATGATCTCCTGCTTGTCCGGCATGTCCATCAGGTTCAGGAGGTACGGCAGGGCAATGGCCTGGAAATTGGCCGGCATGGACTCGAACGCACCGCCAAGGGTCTGGAGCTGCTGCGCTCTGAATGTCGGACTGCTCGGGACATCGCTCAGCTCAACCCGCAATGTGATCCTCTGGATATCGTTGTTGAGGAACTGTATTCCGTCCTCTTCCGTGGGCACGTTGAGGCTGATTATCTGCTCTTCTGACGAGATCCCCGCTGGGATTTTGATGTCTCTCTGCTCGCTGCCCATGTCCTCGATGATCAGGGCAAGGAGAAGATCCCCGACCAATGACCTCGCGGTTTTGAAATTATCGTTGATATCGGCAAGGGTCTGGCTGGATTGATCCACCAAAGAATTGATCGCAACCCCAGACTTGGCCTGGCCGCCTTGGCCCATGAACGCATTATAAATGCCGCCCGTCCGCTTGATGCCTTCCCGTGAATCCTCCAGCCTGCGGAACTGCTGCTCGTTGAGCTGGAAATCACGCTCAACCTTGAACATCCCACCGTCACGCATCTTTACTGCGTCCAGCACAATATCAGCATCGGGCCGGGCAATCTCAGCATTGAACTCCGCATCTGACATCAGCACGGCGCCCTGTGTCCTGATGGTCCGTACCGCTGCCAGGCCCCATTGCATCTTTGCGATCCTGGCATTCACTTCGTCTTGCAGGTACATCATCCCGCGAATCAGGCCGTAGGGCTTCCCGGTCCTGTCCTCGCGCTTGCCCCAGAACGGGACGTAGGGGAACTTGTTGTGCTTGTAAGGCGTCGGCCCGTCATAAATCTTGTGCGGGCCTACCCACCATGACATCCGCATCCGTGACACGATTGCGTATCTCGGCTTAATGTGGCCCATGGCCACTGCTGACATGTGGATCAGATTTTTCTTGTCAAACTCCACCACCCGGCCATCTGCCGTCTTGATGATCAGCGCCTTTTCCCAGACCTGATACCAAACCTCGAACAGACATAACCGGTTAGAATTAACGTCCCGCCACTCCATTTCTTCGATGGACCAGCCCCGCTCATCCATCATCGACATGGCCAGGTCTGTTTCGCGACCGCCATCGAGCGTGATATTGCCAAGCTCCATCCCCTGCCAACCTGTCCCCGCATTGTGGATCAGGTCTTTTTTCGAGGGGAACATCAGCTCGGCGGTGTCCCTGTCCATCCATTTCCGGCGGATGATATACCGTGCGTCGGACAGGTCCGGCTCTTTGGCCAGCCAGTCCCAGAAGATTTCATTACGGTGGATCTCGCGGCATCGGTACGGATATTTGAACGGGTCTTGATTCCTGCCGACCTCAACCCACCCAAGGCCAACAGATACCTCAGAGGCATAAGCGGCTGAACATGCCGCATCGGCCTTGCTCTTGCGCTCTGCCTCGTTCAGTTCTTTGTTGAGTGCGAGGGCCACATCCTCGGCGCCCTCTTCCGCCAATACTCTCCAGTCCAGCCGGTTCTTGACCTCCATCCCCAGCACTGCGTCAATGGTCGGGCCGATCAACGGTTCAATGGCCGGAGGAATACCAACTTCGGCTTGCCGTGCAAGAACCTCAGAATCAAGCTGGTTCCCGGCGTAATAATCCATCTCCCGGTCTGCCTTGGACCTCCACGCAGGTTGCTGCGAAATCTCGTCAAGCCATTGCGTGTATTTCAGGAGGTCAAGTTCTTTCATGCGCCTGCTCTGGTTTTTGGCCAAAAAAAAAGGCCCGCAGTAGAGCTTTTATGCTCCGCTGCGGGCCTCTGGATGACCGTTTGGCTGGTTCCGTCAGTAACCGAATTTCTATTTAGTTTTCCGAATACTTAACTGATACCAGAACCGATATGGTTTTCCAAGTATTTTTTTATGCGGTGCGCCAGTTCGGTGGGGGGCGCCTACCTTGCCGTGTCTCTGGTGGGCCTTCGACTATTTCCCCAAACAGTTCGGTGAAGGCCCACACATAGGCGTCAACCCTATTCGGTGAGTCCTCACCAGTATATCCGTGCGTAGTGAATGCCAACAGCTCATCTTCCAAATCATCGAAGAACCCGGCATGGCGGATTTTCCCCGTCTCCGCCAGGGCGGCTATGGGCTCTGCCCTGACGACCTTGTTCCTTGTCGCCTTCACAGACTTGTACGGCGTATGCTTCCTGGCCGTCTGGATTACATGCTCCACCATCGCCCCGCCATAGTTCTCTTCCCCAACAACCCTGTCCGCTCGATGTCGGTCGTAGGCCATTGTCGCTATAGCTCCCCATGTCGCTGGGCCTGCCTTGCACGTCAGGTCTTCTAGCACATATCCGATCCCGTCCACCCCAAGACCAGCAACAATAATTCCGATAGCGTCATTCGATGCGTTATCGAGATCACGCGAACCAGAAGGGTCAACCCCAACCACAACCCTCTGCATGTCGGGAAGGTTACTCGGTTTCCTCCACATCTCTATTGTTTCCAGGTGCCACAAGGCCCCGGCTGTGTCATCCGAAAACTTGCCGTCCATAAACCTTGTCCGCATCCTGGCCGGCAGCGACATCAAACGGTCAATGTATGCTGCCGGAAGGTTGTCGGTGTTGTCTGTCGGATTGATGACCATCGAAGCGTAATCGTCACGCATGATCTGTTTTTTATCTTCCGGGTCAACCCCCTTAACAAACAGCTTGTATGTCCAGTGCGACATGCTTGGAGGGTTGCAATCGTAGTACATCTTGAGGCGCAAATGGACATCTTCGCCCGCCGCATTTTGATAAACCACGTTCTGGGCCAGCCGAGTAACCGCCATATTGCGAGAGGAATACGGAATTTGGCTGCACTCGTTGAGGTAGATGGTCGCATACTCCTGACCAAGGATCTTCTCTGTCCGCTCCTTGTCATCCAGCCCACCAAACCATATCTGTGAACCGTTGGGAAACTCCGCATACCAATCTGTCTTGTCGAGGTCAACTTTTACCCCAGGGAAACAAAGGCCCATCACTTTCGGAAATGTGTCGAGAATAACAGAACTCTTGACGTGGTTGAATCTGTACCGCAGGATGGCGTGTCTTGATTTCGGGGCTGCCAAGGCACGGAGGATCACCGCCCTGACAAGGGTGAATGTTTTCCCGGACCTTGACCCGCCAAACAATAAGCAGTGGGTCGCGGGCAGGCCAAGCAGCTTAACGGCTTCTTTTTGTTTTTCGGTTAGTTCCAAAACCTAATAACCCCAAAAGTGTTTTGCCGCATTTCTCGACATTTTTTGTAATAATTTCAGCAAAACTATCTGTTGCATTTAGAGGCACTTTTCATCATCATTCGAGAAGGTGAGCTTCACATCCCCGCCCTCGGAACCATCACCGATCCCAAACACCTGGCGCTCCAGGGTGATCGCGCTCTTCAGCGCCCCCATAAGATCCGCAACACACTTGACGAGCATTGGAATGGCCGAGACTTTCCTGGCCGCGTCAGCCAGCTTTTCCATGTCTCCGCTTTCCAGGGCAAGCGTAACCTGCTCAACAAGGTCTTCGTTGTCGGTCAACGCTTCGAGTTTTGCAAAGAGCTTGGATACCAGAGCGCGAGCCCTCGGCACATCCTCGCGCTGGGCCATGATAATGTCGGCCTGAAGGTGAGCGTTGGCGGCAACAACCTCTTGCTCGGTCGCTTTGGATACCAGGCTGGATACCGCCCTTTTGGATACCAGTGCTTCGGCCCTGGCCTGTATCTTTGCCTTGAGGCTTCGCGTCCACCCATCCCGCTTTGCCCGCTTGTTTATGGCGCCATGCGTGATGGAATGTTCATCGGCTATCTGGCGGAGGGTTTTTATCCCTGCCCGGTAATCGGCCTCAATGCGCTCCCAATCAAACGCCTTCCTCTCTTCGCCGGCCATCCTACCTTTCCCCCTTACATGCCCGGCACTTGTACCCAAGACACCATAGGTGCCCCCATTTCGCGCCGCTCTCCACGGCAAAATTACTTCTAGCCCGGCGCCTGCTATCCCTGGCCGTCCCGGTTATTTGATTTCCGTTTGAGTCGAAGATACAGAACATCTCAGACATTTCGGATACTGCTTCCGCTTCAGCTCCGCGCACACACTCGGCCTGATCTCCCCCGGCTGATATGGGCATTTCTTCTCTGCCATTCCCTTGCTCCCCGTCACGAATCCTGGAATCAAAAGCTATGACCCCGAAGTTTTTATCGTCGAACACCAGCTTCCTTCCAAAATGAAGGAAGAGTTCTCCTTGTTCTTCAGTGGCGTTATGTTTTCGGTTGGAAATGTTCTCCACCATTACAGTTCCACCTCTGCAAACTTCGTCACCAGCTTACGCATGTCGGCAAGATGGTCTTGGATTG